TTCAATGGTATCTCTAGAGATGAAAACTTTGATAACGGCTTGTCATCTATTCAGATTGGCTTTAACCCTATCAGTACTGATCAGTACAATGTCCATATGCATAAGAGGCTTACTCTTGGAGCAAGACCTGTTGGATCCGATTGGAATCACCGTCATGATACATATAGACGTGTGAGAGGCTATGTGCCCATTAAACGAGTCCTTAGATACAATGATGATGCATCGGAAGTCTGTGAAAGCCCAATTTGGATAGTCTATTGGATTACACCTTGGCATTCAGACGCTGGTGCAGCAAAAATATTGCAAGCATGCTATGTCATGCAGAATCATGTTGCCTACTTCAAGCAAGTAGTTAACTAAACAAAAAAAAGGCGACAAGCCCCGCAATATTTAGAATTGCTTTGTCATCTGTTAGTTGACAAACCTAAGATTCTATGCTCGATTACCATCGAGCTAGAAGGGATGCTCGATGGTAATCGAGCATGGGCGCCTCCACGCTTTGTCAACTAACAGATGACAAAGCTTTTATATAGCCCCCCCTTGACCCACCCCCTCCCCTTTTAAAAGATAAAAAAAAATAAACCGTTGGATTTACATATAATCACTTGTAGTTACTAGTTATTAATTAAAGATTTAGAATGTCAAAGCGATCCGCGCTGAGCTTCGTGAGGTCGGGCTGTTCGTTGCTGAAGACACAGACATGGGTCGGGTACAACATACGCTTGGTGACGGACATGTACTTGGTGGAGAATACGAGTCGGTCCTTGATAGACTCAAGGATACCATACTGCAAGTATTGCATTTGGTCACGGGGGACGTTGATGAGGAACACACGCTTGGTTCTATCGACGGCATAAGCCAGATCGTCCCGTTTACCAATAGAAAGGAACATTCCATCATCATTGTCAGTTAAGTACTTACGAATGAACCAAGTCTTACCAGCACCACCAACAGGATCAACAAAAAATTTAATCTTACGGTCGTTAACAGGGGGCTGTGCCAATGTCGCAGCCAAGTTCGCCTGCCATCCAAAGCGATATTCCGCGGTCTCAAGAACTGGATTGGGAAAAATAAAATCACGGAGCTCGAGGAGGCGGGTGGCGTAACGGACATAGAGAGTGGTGAAGTTAATTGCAATATGAGCGTTGGTTGGATACTCAGTCTGTTCTGTTAACCACTCGCGAAACTCGTCGATGTCGGTGCGCTTGCCTTGGAAGGGGATAGATGCAAAGTCACCAAATTCAGTAAAGTCTCCGTCCTTGATAGAATAATCTCGACACTGTTGAGGAGTTCCTCTAGCGAGCTCGACGTGTGCTCCTTGAAAGAGATTTCGGACCCAAGCGATTCGTTTTCGTTCGACGAAAGAGACATAACCTTGAAGGTGGGGAGTACCGGTAGTGGGGGCGATTTCCTGTCCATAAACAAGATAATGATAGGATGCGGGGGGGATATCACGCAGTTGTTGTAGCGTTAACGCTGTATAGCTATTCCATGTAAAAACATATTGTTTACCTCGTTCGGACATGGTGAAACAACGGCGTCCAGAAGTAAAAGAGAAAAAAGTGAGCTAGGTAATAATAAACTAGCTCACGTTTCATTTTCTCTTCTTCATTATTTCATGCCACAATGTCGTGGATTGAGTACTTCAAGTCTACTGGCCCGTACTTAGACTACGTAGTTCCTACACCAATTTCAATGGCTTACAAACGACGCACGCGCATGCGCAGCAAGATGACGCGCCGAGTTAGACGACGTGTCACAAGACGTGCACGACCGACCCGGCGTGCACGACTGGCACGATTCAAACGGAACGCGCGCATGGCAGTTGGCGTAAGCAAAGGCGATCGAAACAAGACTCACACTAGTATCCTAGCGGAGAAAAGTGCGAACTTGCGAAATACCAATCCTCTCGCAACCTTAGCCCTATACGGCTGTAATGCAACCGCTATAGGGAAGATGAGTGGGACCATGTATAGATCTGATAGAATGTTTGGGCAGGTTGATTACAGAGGAGTCAAGTATGAATTTCTCATTAGAAATGCATTAGCTGATCCAGTGATCTTCAATTACGCTGTTATATCATTCAAAAATGACCAATATGCATTGGAAGATACTACCTATCCTGCTGAGCCCTACCAGGCTCCCACTCTAGCTTCTGATGGTTTCTTTAGGTTCAATGGTATCTCTAGAGATGAAAACTTTGATAACGGCTTGTCATCTATTCAGATTGGCTTTAACCCTATCAGTACTGATCAGTACAATGTCCATATGCATAAGAGGCTTACTCTTGGAG